CGCGAGCCGCGTGCCCCTGCCGACCATTTGCACGTAGAGCCCAGCCGATTTGGTGGGGCGCAGGAGCGCAATCAGATCGACACCCGGCGCGTTGAACCCGGTGGTCAGCACGCCCATCGAGGCCAGCGCGCGTATTTCACCCCGCTTGAACGCGGCGATAATGGCATCGCGCTCGTCCTTTGGCGTATCTCCAAAGATCGTGCGGCAAGTGATACCCCGGCGCTGGAACTCCTCGGCAACGTGACGCGCGTGATCCACGCCTGAGCAGAAGGCCAGCCAGGATTTGCGATCCTTGCCGTAGTCGATGATCTCAGCGACCGCTGCGCGGGTGATGGCTTCCTGGTCGACTGCGGCCGCGAGATCGCGAGCAATGAAGTCACCAGCGCGGGTGCCGACTTTTGAGACATCAAGCTGGGTGGTGGGCTGTTTTGAGACCAGCGGGCTGAGATAGCCCTGATCGATCAGCTCGCGCACCGGGGCCTCAAAGGCGATGTCGGTGAACAGCGCCGATTTGCCCTCATGCAGCATGCCGCTATCCGTCCGGAACGGTGTGGCGGTCAGCCCGATCACCTTCAGCGCCGGGTTGATCTCGCTGAGCGCATCAAGGAAACGCCGATACATGGTGCTGGAGTTGCCCGGGATCAGATGGGCCTCGTCGATCAGCACCAGATCAGTGTGGCCGATTTCCCGCGCCCGGCGGTGGATCGACTGGATACCTGCAAACAAGATGCGCGCCTGCGCATCGCGTTTGCCCAGACCGGCGGAGTAGATGCCTGCAGGGGCATCGGGCCAAAGCCCGATCATCTCGGCATGGTTCTGCGCAATCAACTCGCGGACATGGGTAACGATCAGGATGCGCTGATCGGGCCAGGCTTTCAGGACGCCTTCGATGAAGGCAGCCATCACCAGGCTCTTGCCCCCGGCGGTCGGGATCACAATACAACAGTTGCCGGATTTTTTCTCGTAGTATTCGTAAATCGAAGCGATCGCGGCCTGTTGATATGGGCGCAGGGTCAGCATGGTGTGGCCTCCGTGGTACGGGCGTCATTTGACCAGGCGGAGCCATCGGCCATGCGGTAGTTGACGATGTCGTCGCCCGCATCGATGACCTCACCCGGCACGAGATCGGGGATGAAGAGATGTTTGCCGCAGGCGGCGCGCTGTTCTGCAGGCGCCAGCATTCGATCATGGCGAGCGCAGTGCCATCCGCCTTCGACCGGCGTGGCGTGTAGGCAGGATCGGCAGGTCACGGCGGCTGCAACTCCCTCGTGGCAAGCAGCATGGTGATCGCAGAACCGGCATTCAAACCAGGCCGGGTCCTCACTGATCCGCGGGGGCGGATGCTGGGCAAAGATGACCCGACCGGCCTTTTCTAGCAGGCGTGTGGCCATCGCGCTGTCGGCCTCGATGCGCTCGATATGCAGCGTGTCGGTGTTCTTGCAGACCGCCATGTAGAACGCGCGGGTGATGCCCGTCAGGTGCATGTAGATCTGCATCTGCGCGGCATGCTGGGGCTTCGATGCCACGACGCCTTTGGCAGTCAAATCGGCAAAGCTCTTTGCGCCGTGTGTCTTGAACTCCAGCACATGCCAGGTCTTCGGTGCTTCCAGCAGCCCTATGGCGACCCCATCCAGCGAACCGCCGAAATGACCACCATGGGCCTCAATGCGGATTTGCCGCCCTGTCTCTGGATCGACTTCCAGCACGGTCGCGCCAGTGGCGCGCAGGTTGCGGACCATACGGTCTTCCTCCTGTTGCCCGGTCTCAAACAAGCGCAGCAGGCGGCCGGAAAAGCGTGACGGCGTCACCCAGCGAAAATCATACCAGAGCGCACGGGCGCAGGATTTACCGATGATCGACGCGCCAAGATGATCACGGAACCCGTCGCCCTGGCGGGCCTCATAATCTGCATAGATCGCCGCCAACGTCGGCGTGGGTGGTGCGGGAAGATCAGCCATTACAACCCCTCCCGTTCACTGCGGGCCTGGGCATCGGCCAGAATGCTGTTCCAGGTCTCGGGGTCGTGGCGCTCACGCAGTACGCCGATCAGGGCATCTTTCAGCTTTTCACGGCGACGGCGGCCGGTGCCTTTTGCGAGCAACTCGGACCGTTCGCGGCTGAGATGCCGCAGCGCAGTCCGTGCACGGTGGAACCAGTCAGGATCGATGGGCTTTTGACCACGCTGGCGCGCCAGATCGGCGGTTGCGATCTGCGTGCGGATTTTGGCGATATCGTCGTCGAGGTCGATCAGCCGCCGCTGGTCATCAGGCAAGCCGGGGCTGATCACAGCCACAGGGGCTGTGTTTTTCAGGTCAGTCATGGGATTTTCCTTAGATGGGGTTGGGCGCTGCACCGTCAGTAAGGGATGCGGAGCAGCGCGATTGGTCAGCCCTTCTTGTTCCAGGGCGCGGAGCCCATCTTGGGCGGGGCGGAAGCGGCCTGCGTTGAGGGCGGTGCTGCAGGGTCTGCGGCAGGGGCTGCGGCAGATTTTGCGGCAGCGGCCGGAGCCCCCCCACCTTCGGGCGGCAAATAGGCGATGGCGTTGCTCTCGCCGTAGCCGTTCTTCGGCGGCTTGATCTTCACCTGGATCGTCATCGGAATGAGGTGCAGTTCCTCGCTGTCACTGACATGCATCCTGCCTGTCGCATGGCAGATGGCCGAAAGCGTGCGCTGTGCGATCTCGACCGTGGTCGGGTTCGGGTTCACCAGGTTCAGCTGATCGAAGATCTTCCGGCCCTTATGCTGGCCGTCCAGAATATCCAGCATCAGCCAGAGGAACTGGCCCATGCCGTTACGGGTCACGCGCATCTCGCTCTCGACGATCTGGGCGCGGTATTTTCCGGTGGGCAACAGCTCGTAGGGGGTGGTGGGCTCAACGCTGGTGGCGTCAAATGACGTATCAAAACGTGCCATAATCGTGTCCTTTCAGGTGTATCATTGAGATTGGGGCATGGCCGCCATGAACGCAGCCCAGCTGAGCTCGAGCGTGTCCGGCAGGCCGTAACGGTTCTTGGCGAGGAAGGCGGGGCGTTCTTCGGTGTGCATCACACGCGCACCGGACCCGAGCGCCCGGGTCACCTTTTTGTTGAACCCGACATCGGATTTGGCGACCGAGATCCGGTAGTTCGCAAAGAGCACAACATCGGAATGCTCCTGTAGCAGCGCCGAGGCGCGGGCCTGCAACTTGACGATATATCGGTCGTAAGGTTCATGCTCGGGACTGTCGAACCGCTTGATATTGGTGTGGGCAATCTGGATGACCACCATGCTCTTGCGGTCGCGCAGCGCGTTCAGCTTCTCGAGATATTCCCGCCAGACGATCAGCGCCTCGGCAAAGCCTTTGCCAAAGCCCGGTGTTTCGATCGACTGCCAACCATTGCGTTTGCACGCCTCTGTCCAGATCAGCGGCTCAAGCCAGTCGACGCTGTCAATCACGACTGTGCCATAGTCGTGATCCTCGTCCAGCAAGGCATCCAGCGCTTCCGCCACTTCGACATAGCTGGTCGCAAGGGGGAAATGCGGGACCTGCAGCTTGCCAAGCCCGTCTTCGGTCATGATGAACACAGGCCGGTCAGCCTCCGCCGCGAAGGTGGATTTGCCAACACCGGCAACGCCGTGCATCAGAATCCGTGGCGGCGTCAGCGCCGTGTTGCTGCGCAGGGATGCGAGAGAAATAGCCATCAGTTTGGGTCTCCATCAGAATTTATGTCGAAATCGGGCTGCAGTCTGCCTGCCGGCGTTGAGGTCACAGCCCCGTAGAGCGCATCGAGCCGGTCAGCCTCAGCGAGGTATGCCAATGCCTCGCGCCGCATGGAGCGCCGCTTTTCTTCGAGCAGATCGAGATCGGCAGCCGGATCGCGGGAAATGGAAGGAAGCGTGTTCATTGCGCAGCCTCCTGGCCGCTGAGATGGGGCAAATCGTTCTGGGTCAGGATGGCAGTGAGACAGTCGCCAAAGCGCCAGGTCGGGTTATCCACCCAAAACTGATCAGCCTGACGCAATGCTTCGCGCCATTCGCGCAAAGCCGCACTGTCATTGGCAATTTGGCGGTGCCGGATCTCGATGGCTCGGGCAAATTCGGTGCGCGTCAATTGGCGGGTCGACACCAGCGTCGTACCTTCAAGATCCA